GCTTGAGCCACCGCTAAAAATAGTCGAGTTGGCTGATATGTCTCCAATCTTAACCCAACCACTCCAAGTCCAAGTCTTTTGGTCACCCGCAGACTCAGGAGTCCAACTCAGGTACGCAGAGTCATCATCGTTAAACCGTAGCGATCCTTCAATGGTCTTAGGATAGAAGCCACCTGCCGCTGTAGACTTTTTAGCGTTGCCTTGGATGATCGCCATTATAGACCTTGATCTGTCAGTGCTGTTGAAGATGTCACGTATACGTCAGTACCATCACAGTAGTAACTTAACCAGTATTTACCTACGTTACTAATCGTTGTCAGGTCAGTACCGTTGATCACTGTGCTTGTCGCCGCTGAAATGACAGCACCTGTGTTGTTGATGTAGATGTTACCAGATTGTCCAGATGCTGAAGCCATTCCTGTGAATGTCAAAGATGGTGTTCCAGTAGACACTGCCGCTTTGAAGTTGTTGGTTGTTGTAAGATCAAATGTTAGCGAGGCACTGTTGTCCGTGATGAAACCACTCTGGGATGCTGTGAAGGTCTGTGCCGCATCAGTTACTGCGTTGTCAGCGTCATAACTTTGCACACCGTTAACAACATCAATATCTGTTGTCTCAAGCATATTAGCAATGTCAGAAGACTGTAAGGCTGAGTCTGCTAATGCACCTTGTGCCGCTGTAGCGTAGTCTGTAGAGGCTGTCGTAGCCGCTGTACCTAATCCAGTTACTTGAGTGTGTGCGACGGACAAAGCCGCTTCATGCTGAGTAACAGAAGATTCAGTGATGTTAGCGTCTGGTACGTTAGCCCAAGTGACTGAGGCTGTTAAGTCGTTAGTCTCTGTAGGTGTTGCAGGAGTGTCCCAGTTAAGGCCATTGGTTGTATCATATGTCAATACCTGACCGTCTGAAGGAGTTTCTACTGATACGTCAAGAACATTAACTTCAGTCGCATTAGCTGTAACGTCAGAGACTTGAGAGAGTGTAACCGTCTCACTAGGTGTTACGTTGATCCACTCGTCATCCCCTTCGTTATACACGAACAAGAAGTTAGAGTCACCGTTAAAGTACAAAGCACCATCACGCAGAGGGTTACCTTGGTTATCTACAACAGGAGGAATTGTATCGCCACCTGTTACTGTCTTAGTACCAAGGAAGAGTGTTTGGAAGTCTAGGAATGCACCGTTAGTTAGAATGTAAGATGCGTTTGCATTGGTTGCATCAGATGATGCTGAAACAGCACTAGCCGCCGCCTCAGATGCTTTAGTTGTTGCAGTGCTTGCAGAAGCTACCGCAGTGTCTTTAGCCGCTTCTACAGCCGCTAAATCACCATAGAGATTTTCAGCATTTGTCTTCGCTGTCTCTGCAAGTCCCTGAGCAGTCTCTGCCGCAGTCTGTGCCGCTTCAGCGTCTACAACAGCTTGAGTGACTGTATCAATGGTAGTTTGATCTGAAGTTGTAGCCGCACTACCTGTGCCACGAAAGATTGCCATTAGTCTCTCCAGTGTATAAAATAAGGAAGGGGGCCATTGCGACCCCCTAGATTGCTTTAGGCGTTGAAGACCAATGCCAAAGCAGACTCAGGACGTAACACCTTAACACCGTAGAGAGTGTCTGCAGTGAACAAGTCACCAAGGTATTCTTGCTTGTACTGAGTTTGAGTACGCACACCCATTTGCTCTGCAAATACCGCAAAGTCTTTATGACCCAGGATACCTGCTTTCAAATCACCACCGGCACCGTTTTCCGCGGCAGTTTCAATGACAGGGCAGTTTGTAGAAACATAAATCTGGATACCGTAAAGGCTACCAATGTTTCCGTTAACTGTAGGTGTACCAGACACAAAGTCTGAAGAGTTGTAACGAGTGATACCACGAATGGTTTCAACAACTGATGGAGGAACAACAAGGAAGCGTCCGTCCATAGGAACGTCAGCATCATCAAGTTCTTTGATTGCGGCACGGAAGCCATCATCAGAGAATACATCACCCGCCGCTACAGTGTCAACAGCATAAGCTGTTAAGTCTGTAGATGCATCCATGTAGTATGAGTTGCTGTGAACCCAGTCTGCACCATCAGAGTCACCCAAAGACTTACCCAATGCAAACAGATCAGTATCAACCTGCTTTGCAAGAGCATAGCCTGCATCTTGAGTGTAGAACTGACGCAGTGAGGCAAGAGCCTGTACGTCTGTAATGTCTTCAATGAGACGTGAGTATTCGTAGTGTTGATCTACGCTTACTTGTACTTCTGACTCAGTAGCCGCAATCAGTGTTACCTGAGTTTCAGCAGACTTAGCAGATGCACTGCCACGAGTAGGCTTAGGGATGTGAATAGTATCACCCTTCTTGCCCGTCATTGGCATACGGTTTACAAGATTAGCAAGTACGAGTGAGTTCTCGTATGCCGCGATAATTTCATCAGACCAGATTTCTGGGATGAAAGTTGCACCAGTAGTATTGGTGACATGGTTAGTACCAAGTGCCATGATTCTAGCTCCTTAACGCTATTTGACACGACCCTCTGCGTAAGCCGCCATAATTTCTGGCTGTAGCTGTTGATAACGCTTTGGATCATCTTTCATAAGTTTAATAATATCAGCACGACGATAGACTTTTCGACTAGGGGCTTCCCCGCTACCAGATGCACCGCCTGTTGAAGCCGCTTTCAGTTGACGCTTACGGTCTTCTTCCTGCACTTTAGCTGTCTCTACCACCATGTTTTGACGTTCCTTCCACGTAGTGATTAGTTCGTCTGCGCTGTCAAAATCAAATTGTTTATCTGCACGTTCATATAATTCTGCACGTACCTTTGATTTTCCTACCCAGTCCTGGAACTTGTCGTCTTGGACGATTTGTATAAAGTCTGGGTGACTGCTTTGCAACTTGGTTAAGATTTGCTGTTGCTTCATAGCCATTGTCGTTTCCTCTGCTTGTTTCAGCGTTGGATGATTTTCAATGGCTTTGGCTATTGCTTTTTCTGGTTCGGAGAAAAAGTCAATTTCTTCGTCTTGTTGTTGTTGTGGGCGACTGGCCGCTTCAATCTGTGACTTAACGAAATCATCGACAATCTTGCGTAGTTCACCTACTTCTGAGCTTTGACGGCCTAGTAGCTTTTCAGCTTCCTGATGCATCTGGACAATATCTTTTAATTCCTTGCCTCGATACTTTTCAGGTATGTCGTCTTCAACTTCAGGTTGTGGGGTTGGCTCTTCGGAAGCTTCCTCTACCTGTTCTGGTTGCTCATCTAAAGTAGCAAACTCTTCGCTTTCTTGTTGATCTTCGGGTACACGATCAATTAGTTGTGCCATATTCTTAAACTCCGTGCCGTAGCATTATGGATAAATTTTTACTTGGCGGCTCTCTCGTGATCCCTTGCCCACCGATCATCAGCATCGGGCCAACCCGTGCCAACAAAATGTGAAGATACACTTGAGATTATCCGCTGTGCGGTGTCCCCACATTCCGGACAAGTAGCAAACGCATCAGAGCTATCTACCCATTGTTCTTCAATGTGTGAACATTTTGTACACTTGAAATCAAAGCGTCTAATCATCAGACGTTTCCATATCAAATGCGTTTTTTATTCCTGCTTCAAAGTGAACTACATTTAACAATGTGTGTCTTCTACCTTGGAGAAGGAATAATTCTCTTTGATCTTTGATCTCATCAATGTTATGAGACTCTAAAGATTCTTTACTTTCTTGTACAAATTGTTTCCACCCTGGATGGAGAAACAAGTCAAGATAGTTTTCATAATACACTTCATCTTCTTTGGTCAAAGCATTCTCC